TCCTTTGTTGCCCCCAACTTAGACGATGGTTCTACTGTAATAGATGGAGGAGGCATTAATGCCTTCTCCGTCAATTTCGACACTGCGTTTACTACGCAACAAGAGTTAATTGCTAAATATCGTGCAGTAGCGAGACAGCCAGAGGCTGAAACTGCGATTGACGATATAGTTAATGAAGCGGTAGTGTTGGACCCTTATAAGGACCCAGTCACTATCTATCTTGATAAATTAGACACAATTGATGTGCCTAAAAATATCAAGGAAATGGTCGCAGATGAATTTCAGATTATCTCTAAGAAATTAGAGTTTAATCAATCTGCACCTGATATATTCAGGCGTTGGTATGAAGATGGAGCAATCCATTATCATATCATTTTTGATAACGATAATATCAAGAAAGGTATTAAGGAGTTACGTTACATTGACTCTACTAATATCAAGAAGATAAAGGAAATTATCAAAGAAAAAGATTCCGATGGAATCGAAGTAATAACTGGGGTCGATGAATATTGGTTATATTCAAAGGAGAGTAAAGGTATTACTCAAACCCTTAAAGTTGCTTTAGAGGCAGTGGCGACTGCTGACTCTGGATTATATGACAGCGAGAAAGAAGTCACGTTATCATATCTCCATAAAGCAATGAAACCAATTAATCAACTTCGGATGTTAGAAGATTCGATGGTGATTTACAGAATTACAAGGGCGCCCGAAAGAAGGGTGTTCTATATAGACGTTGGAAATCTGCCTAAGACTAAAGCAGAACAATATCTACGAAACATTATGAACAAGTTTAAGAATAAAATGGTTTATGATGCTTCAACGGGTACTGTAGCAGATAGTAAAGATACAATGTCTATGATGGAAGATTTTTGGCTTCCACGTAAAGAGGGTGGCCGGGGAACAGAAGTAGAGACATTGCCAGGTGGTACAAATCTTGGTGATATGGATGATGTAGCATATTTTCAAAAGAAATGCTACCAAGCACTTCACGTTCCATCCAGCAGGATGGATACCGAAAGTACCTGGAGTTTTTCTAGAGCGGGCGAGATAACAAGGGATGAGATTAAGTTTACAAAATACGTAACGAAACTACGTAAACGATTCTCCAATTTGTTGTATTCACTATTGAGAACGCAACTCCTTGCTAAAGGAATTATAGACAAGGGTGAATGGAACATCTACAAAGAGAATATTAATTTTATCTTTGAAGATGATGGATATTTTACAGAACTCAAGAAACTTGAGATAATGACATCCAGAATTGAAATGCTTGATACTATATCAAGTGGAGAAATGATTGGTCGTTATTACTCTGTCGAATGGGTACGAAAAAATGTCCTGATGCAGACTGAAGAAGATATTGATGTATTAGACAAACAAATGGACAAAGAGCGTGAAGCCCAACCCTCCTCGGGTGACGAAGAGGGTGGCTCTGACGAGTATTACTAGGAGATAGAATATTATGCCAAACGAAAATTTAGAAAAACTTGTGCAATATGCACGGGATAAAAAACCAGTAGCCTTTAAAGAACTTCTACACACCGAAATCGGTAGTCGAATGTCTACGAAGATATCTGATATTAAAACCAATCTTTCTAAGACTATGTTTCAAACAGGCAAAAAAGAAGTTGAACTTGATGAAGGTAAGCTGTCAAAGTCTGACGGAGAGAGGATTGATAATATTGTTGCCAACCTGAAAAAAAATAAGAAGACAAAAGAGTTTGCAGACAAGTTCAAAAAAGACGTAATGAAGTCTATGGACATAGAAAAGTCTTTAGAAAATGTTTTACCTGATTATAAGAGAGGTGATAAACGCTATTCTGCTGTAAGCAAGTATTTTAACAGTACGGAAGAAGTTGAACTTGATGAGGGTGGTGCTTATGGTAATGATAGATTTCTGGTTAAAGGAAATAAAGCAAAACTAGACAACCCAAAAAGGGGTGAAAAGGATGGCCCAAACCACGTCTGGGCAAAAAATGAAAAAGAAGCTCTAAAAAAGTGTAAAGAAGAAGTTGAACTTGATGAGGGTAAGAAGTTAACTTCTGGAGGTAAGAAGAAAGCAAAGAAGGGTTCCGCAGTAAGAGTTTATACTGGGGATGATGTTCAACTCAAAGATGGTGTTGGAACCGTAATCGCTTGCCAACATAAGAGAGATGGGCCACAACGATGTTTGTTGAAGATGCGTAAAAGTGGAAAAGAGATAGAAACTACGGTTCATCCACGGGAAGTTATCTACAGTAATGTGGATAATACGACCTACTCTGAATCCCTTGATGAGGGTTCCAAAGAAGAATATCAAAAATTCTTCAATAGTAAACTTGCGAAGTACAAAGTAAAAAGTCCAGCAGAGTTGGATGATGCTCAAAAGAAAAAGTTTTTCAATGAAATCGAGAAGGAATGGAAAGCAGAAGATGAATAATCAAGCAGGATTCATAGCCAACTGGATTGCAGAACAAAATTTGGCAGAGGCTAAATTAGAAGATATTTCCGAATCTGTTTTTTAAAAAAGATGAAAAGATTTAAAACATACCTTAATATTCAGGAAGCAAGTGTTCCGCCTGCAGGCACAATCTTTACTTCTTGGAGCAATAATAAGATTAATGCTGATATAACCTTAGGTATGGGCGGCTTGCCTGGATTTGGTGTTAAAAAATCCGCCCCAACTAAAGGTGGTAAGGTTAAGAATCCAGAAATATACGGAGTAGGTCAAGACCCGGAAAAGATTAAATATTATGCTTGTCAAGGAAAGATGGCAGAGGAAGACCCAACACTTGTATTAAAAACACTGGAATACAAGGTTATTCCCTCGGATGAAGTTTTTAGTAAAGGCACAACAACTTGGATTGTTGTAAAACAGTTTGGTGATCAATGGTTAGGAACACATTTTATCAATAAGTTCGATGCAAAAAATTCACTTGAAACAAAATGGTTGACACCAGCAAAAATGGGTGTGGCGACTGGTCAGCCTTTGAATGTAAAAAAGATAGTGCAACTCGTGACAGCCAAAATTGATAATCACCCATCACTTACAGACAAGGTAAAGAAAAAATTAAAAAATACGCTTAAATTAGTACAGGATAAAGGGCAGAATTACTTTAAGGGTGGTAAATCACAAGCCAAACTCCCTAAGAAACATAAAACATATGTGATTAATATTGCTCCCCTTGGATTGACTGATAGAGAATTAACGACAATCTCTAAAGATTTTGGAGAAATATTAAGTGCAGTTTGGGCTATTCGGAATATTGGTTTCACGCACGTTATATTCCCTTCCGATGAAAATACAGATTTATTAGATTTTCTTGGAGTTGCTCGCCAAGGTAAAATACAGTATCCAGTTTCAGTGAAATCTGGTGGCGGCGCCTCAACTACAATGAAGAACTTAACTGAACCTATACTAAGACTGCTTCAAGACCCATCGTTCAAAGAGACGTTTACAAAAAGAGAACTAAAAATAGTTAAGAATTATTTGGAACTGATTATAAAGGGCGATGTGATGGATGGTATTATTAAAATTCATCAACAATTAAAAACACCAGCGATAGCAGAACTTGAAACTGCTACAGACCTGAAAGGCAACAAGATGTCTGCCCAGGCATTGGCAGGTTGGTTGGGACGAGGGGGGCCTGATGAGAAGAATGCCGATGAAGTGCAGTCCAAATTGGCGGGATTCTATAAAGAAAATGGCTCTGCACCAGAGCCGGCATCGTGGACAAAGTATAACAAAGACAAACTCGAAAGACCAGTTGGAGTTATTGTTGGTCCATTGGGAATGGCTCTTATAGGAGTAATGAACGCCAATGAGGAAATTAGAACAACATTGACAAAGTGTGCCAGAAGTATTATACTGTTACAAATGAATGTTGATGTGAAAACTAAAAAGATGAGTTTCAGAAGAGGCAAATTTAAAGACTTTTCGTTTCACTTTAGTTGGGGCGGAAGTACAACCAATCCTCATAAAAACAAATTCGGATTTAAAGCGGAGACTTTCAAATGATGAATAATCAAGCAGGATTCATAGCCAACTGGATTGCAGAACAAAATTTGGCAATTGAAGAAGATATTGCCGAAGCATCTAAACTACCTAAAGGTCATTTCTTTAAGGCCGCTTATGAGCTACCTAATAAACAAGGTACTGTAAGGTTTACTTCCAAGGGTAGAAGTATGACGGCTCCCACAACTCTATGGGTAATGGGTCCTAAAGATAAAGAGTATGAGGAGTATAAAGAATACAAGAATATGGCGGCCGCCAAGAAAGAATATGATAGAATGAAATCTGACGCGCTCAAGGAAGAGTTGGACCTTTTTGAGGGTGGTACTTATGATTTTGATGCGGCCGAGTATAAAAAGCACGGTGTGATACAAGTAATAGAAGAAGTGTTATTAAATGAGGCGAAGCAGAAGGTGGTGGTTTACGATAATGGCGGCAAGAGTATGGATCGCTATACCGTTTTCATCACTTACGCGACCGGAGATACTATTGCCTTTGGAATGAGTGATAATCCGATGAGTCCTAACGGCTTCAATCAGTACGTGGGTGTAGCACCAAGGGAAATCTCGCCCGGAAAGCACCAGGGCAAGAAACTCCGAAGAATCCCCAAGGAGATTGAGAAGGCTGTTAAAGAACGGATGATGGAATCCGTAGTTGATGAAGAACTTTCGCCAGATGAAATTGCGAAGGAACAATCGACAGCTATAGATCAATTCAATAATGATATGGCCAAAAAGTTTCCAAAAGAAAAATTTACTGCCAGAGCAGGTGTTGCTCCTATGGGTGGAGGAATTACTTTTCTGTTTGCAGTAATTCCTACTAAAGATGCCAAGGGAGTTGATTTACTTAATGCTCCTGCACATTCTAAATTTATAATGCACTTAACTGATAATGCAAATAAAGCAGTTCCTATGTCTAAATTTTCAATTGAACATCTTATGGGTAGACTGCCTGCTAAGTTTAGAAAAATAACAGGGAAAAGTCCTACAGATGCCGTAAAGAAATTGGTGGATTGGTTTAAGAAGAATAAAAGTGGGTTTGAGGGTCTTGTTAAAGAGGAAATTGAAGAAGGTGTCAGAGGGCCAACCAGAATGGATGTGCAGAAGCATTTTGACAAAGAAAAAGGATTATTAAGAGCAAGAATAAATGCTACTGAAAAAGCACTCAAGATTAGTGATATGAAGGTTGATAGAAAAGGAACAGTACAATCTTTCAAAGATCAGGGTCTCCTCATCAAAGAAGAAGTTGAACTTGATGAAGGTCAGCTATCCCTCTTTGAGCCTAACACCGTCTGGGGAAAACACTGTGCGGCACTGCTAAAGATTTATAAGAAAAATAAAGATAGAAACGCACCACCGATCGAGAATCATTGGCAGTTAGCAAAAGCATTTGGTACTCCAAAAGAACAAAAGAGGTTTATGGCAATACTTAAACGCAATAAGAAGCTAAGTCAGACCTCCGATATGTATGATCAGGAACATACTTCAGAAAAAGATAATAAGTGGATGGAGAAAAAGAGCGAGACTTATTATAAGGAGATGATCAAGGCGATCAAGGCGACCAAAGAAGAAGTTGAACTTGATGAAGAATTTAAAGAGAAAGATTTCGATTCTCTAAAGAAAGGTGACATTATTACAATAGAGTTTGATGCCCCTATGTCATCTGGAACATCGAAATTTAAAGTAACAGCTAAAAATATAGTCGGTAAAGCTAAAGTACATAAAGCCACATTACAAAATGTCAAAAATCCTAGAAGTGTTAAATTTTTCTTGTACAAAAGAGGTAATAAAGTAACACTTGCTCAAGGTGATATGGCGGCATCGGTTGTGAAGTATACAGTAGAAGAAGTTGAGATTGATGAATCTACAAAAGAATATGCCAAATTTCTTGACAAAATAGCAGTTGAACTTGATGAAGCACTTAAACCAAAAGACAAGAAGGTTATTGATGCGTTTTATGATAAGAAAAAATTAGAAGGTAAACTTCTTTCTACTGATGGTGATAAATTAGAAAAATTGGGTATGGGTAGAGATACAGTTGCAGGGTGGAAAGGGCACAAGATTGAAATAACTTCTTCTAGTGCAGTTAAATCAGATGATGTAATTCTTAGGTATATGAAAAAATCTATACCAAAACTCAATTTTGATCCGAAAAGTTATAAGAAATATTTTGGGGAAGAAATAGAAAAAACATATATTGGAGTGGATTTTATGAAAATAAACCAACATCAATTTTTGAATCCTTTGGCTCCATCTTCTATGTGGCCTCTTGGCGAGGAGGATTAATCTAATGAATTTAGTTAAGTTTTCAGAATATCTTGGCGAAACAATCTCTATTAATGACGATGAAGTAATCGTTGAATGGAGTGAAGAGGGATGGAATTCTCTAACTGTTTCTGAGCGGGCTGAAATAGATGCAGAAGCAGGTTTAGGATGGGCTATGTGGCACGTTGGTTCTTTAACTATACAGGATATAGAGAATCCTGAGGACGAGGAAGGTACAGATACTTTTATTGTATACGAAAATGAAGCAATATCTGAGTACATAGATTCTTTCGCTGAATTAGACGAAGAGTTAGACGAAGATGCTTGGTTAACTGAATACAAAGCACGGAATAAACAGCAACGTAAAAAGACTATGAAAGTGAAAAGGCTGAGCAAGTTCAAAAATCGAGCACTTAAATTAAAGAAAAAGATTCAACGTAAGAAGGGTAGCGTCAAAGTTAAAATAAAGAAATTACGTAAAAAGTGGATGCGGGTGAATAAAGCAAAAATTAGAAACGCCCAAAAAGTTTTCGGTACCAAACGTTAAATCTATGTTCACTAAGAAAAATAGGAGGGTGTAAAATGAGACTAATCTCGGAAATTAATGAATCTGTTAATTATATAACAGAGGCTAATGGAAAGGACCTGTATATCGAGGGCGTATTTCTACAAGCAGATGTAAAAAATCGTAATGGTAGACTATATCCTGGTGCTATTATGCACAAGGAAGTTAAACGATATACAAAAGAATATATTGACAAGAAACGTGCGTTTGGTGAACTAGGTCATCCAGAGGGACCGACTATCAATTTGAATAGGGTATCTCATATGATTACTGAACTGAAGCAAGACGGTAGTAACTATATCGGCAAAGCGAAAGTCACTGATACCCCTCACGGAAACATTGTCAAGACCCTTATCAAAGAGGGAGCCCAACTTGGTGTCTCATCTCGTGGTATGGGTACGCTTAAAGCGAACAAAAAAGGAATTCAGGAAGTACAGGGTGATTTTTTCCTTGCTACGGCCGCGGATATTGTCGCAGACCCCTCGGCGCCAGATGCCTTTGTAAATGGCATTATGGAAGGCAAAGAATGGGTTTGGGAAAATGGTGCAATCAAAGAATTACAGATTGCGAAATACAAAGAAATCATACAGAAATCTAGTGGAAAGCGATTAACATCGTTGGAAGCAACTGTTTTTGAAGATTTTGTAAGTAAGTTGTAGAGATATAGCGTATATTTGCAACTGTTAAAGTAATTAGTTTTATAAATAATAGTAATTAAAATTTATAAACTAATTTTAATGATTAATCAATTGGATTAGGAGAACCCTGATGAAGTTAAAAACAGAGACTGGCGAAATGTTGGTTTTGGATGAAGAGCAGAAAGTCTGGGAAGGCGAGTCTGCGGAATCCGATACTTCTATAACAGTGTCAGAGGCTGATGAACTTTTAGAGAAAGGGAACCTGGAAATGGTTGCTGATGAATCTGAAATTACTGAAGCCGATGACCCAGAAGCCGATGAGAAGAAGAAAAAGGTTGCTGGGTCTGGAGAAGTTGTCGAGGACGATGATGAAACTGATGGCGATGAAGTAGATAAAGATGAAGATGACGAAGTTGAAGAAGCTGAAAAAACCAAATCTGCTAAGACTAGGAAAGAAGAAGTTGAAATTGAAATTGAAGTTGATGTGACCGAAGATGTTAACGCATTGTTTGATGGTCAAGATTTGACTGAAGATTTCAAAGCACGAACACAACTTGTATTTGAAACTGCGGTGAAAGCCAAAGTCAAGGAAAACTTGAAGTCTATCGAAGAGAAGATGGAAGAGAAACTTGAGGAGCAGGTTGCTGATACGCTTTCTGATATTACAGAGAAACTAGATGGTTATCTTGACTATATGGTTACCGAGTATATTGAAGAAAATGTACAGGCTATCGAACACAAGCAAAAAAACGAAATCCTAGAGGGTTTTGTTAGTGGTATGCAAAAGTTGTTTGCTGAAAATTATATTGAAATCCCTAACGAGAGGTACAATGTAGTTGACGAGCAGGCTAAAGAGATTGAATCTCTTAAGGAGACTCTTGATGCTGAGATGAATAAAAACATTGAAGCGAAAGGTCAACTAGCGAATGCGACTGCTGAAAAGATTTTCAGAGAAGTAACAGAAGATTTAACTGAGACCCAGAAAGCGAAAATTAAAAAATTGGCCGACGGCGTTGAGTACGATGATGCTGAATCTTATACTGAAAAACTGAACACTTTGAAAGAGACTTATTTTCCTTCAGAGGCGGAGAAAGAAGAAGTAATTGCAACGGAGGGCTCGAAAGATGCTACCTCTAACGGGGTGATGACTGATGCAATGAAGAAGGTAGTGGCTTCACTTTCTAATCAAAGAGAACCAAGCATTTTAGGTGCTTAACCATCATTTATATTTAATAGGAGAAACAGAAAATGTTTTTATCAGAAGAAATTAAAGATAAGTGGCATCCAGTTATGGAGCACGAGGATTTGCCAAAAATCCAAGATGCAACAAAACGTGCAATTACACTTCGTCTTTTAGAAAACCAAGAAAAGGCTTTGCAAGAAGCCAATGTTACTGGTGCTAATGTAGACAATTGGGACCCAATCCTAATTTCTCTAGTACGCAGAACTATGCCTCAGTTGATGGCGTATGATACTATAGGCGTTCAGCCAATGAGTGGTCCTACTGGACTTATCTTTGCTATGAAATCTCACTATACTGGTGATGCTTCTTCAGGTGCTGAAGCATTAACAAGTACTGCTGGTCAACCCGATGTAGACTGGTCAGGTGATGAAGGAACAGCAAATGTATTATCAACCGCCGATGGTGAAGCCCTAGGGGGATTTGTTTCAGGTGGGGGTGACTTCAAAGAAATGTCCTTCTCAATCGAGAAATCAAGCGTAACTGCGGATACTCGTGCGTTGAAAGCTAAGTATTCTTTGGAACTTGCTCAAGACCTTAAAGCAATCCACGGACTGGATGCAGAATCAGAATTATCAAATATTCTATCTGCTGAAATTCTTGCTGAAATCAATCGTGAAGTTATTGAGATGATTCTTTCTCAAGCAACTGCGGGTGCGGCTTCAGGTACTGCCAACGCAGGTACTTTTGATGTCGCTGATGCAGTTGACAACAGAGGCGCACGTTGGGGTGGAGAGCGTTACAAATCACTATTGATTCAAATCAATCGTGAAGCAAATCTTATCGCTAAGAACACTGGTCGTGGCGCTGGTAACTGGATTATATGTAGTGCCGATGTTGCATCCGCACTTGATATGGTTGCCGGATTAGCTGTTCCAAATATGGACGTTGGAGCAAATCAGCCTGATGTCTCGCAAAATGTGTTTGCAGGTACTCTGGGTGGAAAATATAAAGTATATATTGACCAGTTTGCCGCAGCCGATAGCGTAACAGTCGGTTACAAAGGTTCCAATATGTATGATGCAGGAATGTTCTACTGTCCATACGTTCCACTACAGTTGATGAAATCAATTGGTGAGGAAGACTTCCAGCCGCGTCTTGGCTTCAAGACTCGTTATGGTCTTACTCATAACCCATTCGCTTCTGGCACAGCTGGACAGAATCCTTACTTCCGTAAGTTTACTGTTGCGAATCTGTAATAGTAGAATGAAATAGATTTCCCTTTACCTTTGGGAAACCGTATCGAGCCCTGATTCTTTGGAATCGGGGCTTTTTATTTGCCGAACTAGGAGTATAAATAGAAGTATGAATCCAACAAAGCAAATTGAAATAAATTGCCTCGTGGCATATCAGATAATAGCAACTACAACATTATTTTGGGGATGGTATATAACCAATGGTACAAGAAACAAGAATAGCACCGAATAAAGTAAATTTTGCGAAAGGTACCAACTATCGCTTGAATATCCACGTTCTTCCAGAGACACAGTTCTGGTTGACTACGTGTAATCTTCCAACTTTGTCCTCCACCGAGGTGATGATACCTGACCCAGTCTATGGGAACAGATATGTACCCGCGAACACTCAACAAGTAGCACCGATGATGGTCACATTCTTAGTGGATGAGGACTATTCCAATTATATGGAAATTATAGCTTTGATGCACAAGGCCACTGGACCAGATTTATCTAAGAGATTTAAGCCCGGAGAGGCCACTGGCTCAGATGGAAGTCTGCATATCCTCTCAAATAACAAAAATGTCTCGGAAGTAGTATTCACCTTCCACAATCTATTTCCTACTATTCTAGGAGAACTCCAGATGTCCAACGAGTCCACAGAGCCGTTGCTCACTGATTTGACACTACAATATGATTA